CTGGGTGCTGCAACCTGTTCACGTCGCCGCGAACGGAGACGAGATCAACCTGAAGCACGGCGATGGACTGCCAGCACCTGGTCAGGTGGAGGACCCTCCTGCGATCTGACTCGCGCCGTGGAAGCTTGAGAGCCATCGAATCACTCCGTGGACCCTCCAGGTTGATCCTTCGCTACTGTCGACGCCTTCTCCGGGAAGGCCGATCCACCTTGACCAGGTATCCCGCGCTCGACGCCGGTGCCGGGAACGACGCTCACCGGCTCGTCGTCGACCTCGCGCTGCTCCTCCTCGTACTCCATCGAGGTGAACTCACGCTTCTTCATCCAGCCGTGGACGCTCCTCTTCGACAGCGTCAAGCCCATGTTCTTGGCTGTCATCAGGTAGACGAGGTCCTGCGCCTGCGCGGGGTCGTCGGCGAAGTCCATGTTCGGAGCGACGTGGACCTGGTCTGGGTCCGCGTCGACCCACCTCGCCGCGTGCTTGAGTATCTCTTCCAGCCCGCGAGCAGCGGCCTGCGCGACCGTAGTGAGCGTCGCCGTCCTGGACGCGACCCGAATCTGCAGCGCAGCACCTGCCTCGGCCTCGTTGCCGCGCTCGGTGAGGAGCTGAGCGCCGAGCTGAGCGGCTCGCTTCAGGTCGTTCTGGATGGCCTTCTCCATCTCACCGATGCCGCCGCTGTCGGCGCCGATGTACTTCGCATCGCCGTTCGCGGGGAGCTCGATGGAGCCGAACGCTCCCACTCTGGTGCGACTGTTGTCGATGGATGCCAGCTGGCCTATGACGACGAGCGTGTCCTGACCCTGCATGTAGAGGGCCTGGCGGTAGTCCGCCTCGGTGCGATAGATTGAGAGGCCCATGCGCGCAAGCGGCATGAGCACCGGGATGTCAGGCTCGGGTACTAGGTCGCGAGGTCCAACGAAGACGAATGGAATCTCGTCGAGATCGCGGCCGGCGAGCGACGGTCGCACGAACACGTCCGACGACACGGTGCTCGACGCCTGGACCTCCGCCGCGACGTAGTTGTTGCCGGGCGGGAGGTCGCCCCAGACGTCTCGTATCTCGTCGGCCTTGCCGAGCACGCGGTAGCGCAGGACCTGCGTCCACGTCAGCCCTGCGCGGCGCTGGAAGTCCGACTCGTTGAGGACGACGAGGCCAAGCTTGCGCGGGCCAGAGCCCTCGCCGACGTGCGTCGAGTCCCAGTTGAGGATGCTCTCGGCCTCGTACCCGACGATGTATGGGATAGCCGCAGCGCCTGCGCCGGTCTCGACGTCGAGCAGCATCCCATAGCGACCGAGCAGCATCTGCTGCTCGTTTATCTTCTGCATCAGCCAGCTCAGGTCCTCACCGTTGAACGTCGCGCTCTTGCGCATGGCATCGATCTTCGACGGCAGCTCGATGTCCGGTCCCTTGCGGTGCATGACTCCGAGCATCGCCATGAGCGACGGCTTGACCAGCTCGTGGTAGACCGCTCGCGTCCTGTACGCCTGGTACGCGTGCCAGCCGGGCTGGTTCCAGATCATGCCCTCGTGGATCTGGGTCGCGGTCGGCGGGAGGTAGAACTCGTTCTTCTCCTTGACGTAGCGCTCGCCGCCGTAGGCGTCGCGCATCAGCATCCAGTCGATCTCGCGCGAGATGTAGTAGGGGTTCTTCGACGATAGGGCGACGACGCTCATTGGTCCTTCCGATTCTGCTCCATCAGCGTGCAGATCGTCGACCCTGGGACGATGATCCCTGGGTTCGTTGTCTTCCACCCACCGACGATGATGCCTACGACCTTGCCGCCCATGCTCCAGACCCCGCTGCCAGACTGACCTGGGATCGTGATGACGTCCACCACCATGGACCATGGCCAGCTGGGGATCGGCTTGTCGTCCTTGTCCACCTTGCCTGGCTCGCCGCGACGCTCAGCCGGCCCGGCGACGCGTCCCCAGAAGAAGTAGTGGTTCAGGTCGGTGATCGCCGAGTACCCTGCGGTGACGACGACGTCGCCAACCCGAGGGTCCAGGCACGAGAACGAGACCGTCGGCGCCGAGAGACCGTCTACCAAGAGCATGGCGACGTCGTACTCGCGATTCGCCCACAGGACCGACGTCGGGTGGCGCTTGCCGTCCCTGAGCACGAGGGGAGGAAGACCGTCGTCGAAGCAGTGCGCCGCCGTGAGCACGAGGCCTGCGCCGTAGAGCGTACCTGAGCAGTACCCATCGACCTGGCCGACTAGCTCGACGACGTGCGTCGGGTCGGGCTGGAAGCTTGTGTTCAACATCTTGCGGTCGTGCATCCAGACGCCCGCCGCGAAGGCGAGTCCGCAAGCCGCGCCGACTAGGAACCTGACCACCGACGCCTCCGTGAGGTTAGTCGCCCTGCTTCTCGTCGTCGCTCTGCTCGCAATAGCTCGAGAGCGTCACCTCGACGTCGACGTATCCGTTCTGCGCCAGCCAGACCTGGAGGACCTCCAGGAGCCCCTTCTCGTCGGTCACGCTCTGCTCGCTCCTGCGGAAGTCCTCGCAAGCAGCGAGCGCGTCGAACTGAGTCTTGTGCTCGTACTGAGCCGTGTCGACCAAGAGGCCGTTGAGCATGAACGTCGCGATCACGATGAGCTTGAACATCAGAAGTCCCCTTTAACATCCAGCCTCCGCCAGCTAAGGCGGCGCGGCCTACCCCTCTTTGATGTCTCGCAGCCTACTCGGAACTGGTCCCTCGCGTCAAGCCCTCGGGGCGCCTGGTCCACCCACCCCGTACTTGCGAGCGGTCTCGGCTGTGGAGTTGACGCGCATCACTCCAACCTCGTAGACGCACCCGTACCTGGTCCCGTCGGCCCAGTGGTCGACGGCTCGCGTGTCGACGTCCTCTGGCTTGTTCGGGTCGCGCGGGAGCAGCGGCACCGTCTCCCACCACCCTGGGCAGTGGTCGGAGACCCATAGCCCAGGCTTCCCGTTGCGATTCTTGGAGTTGAACATCAGCTCGCGGCACGCCGCCCACCCGCTGGTGCGGCTCTTCTGCGGCTTCGTGAAGGAGAACCCGTACGTGGCCAGCGTCTTGAGGAGCGAGTCGTCGGGGTTGAGCCCGCTCTTCTGGTCGTCCATGCAGCCCACCTGCTGTACGCCGGTGCGCACGCACATCTCCTGCATCTCCTCGGCGAATCGGCCGACCGGCCAGTTCATGCCGCGCGAACGGTTGTCCGGATCGCTCGACGAGACCTCATCGAGCAGCACGACGCTGTTGCGCGGGAAGATGTACCTCGGCTTGAGGAACTTGAGGCACGCGAACGCGACCGCAGGCGCGCTCTGGCCCCAGTCGCCGGACACGAACCCGAACACCCCGTCGCGACCGTCGCGCTTGAGCAGGTCGAGCAGCTCGTCGCGCCGAATCTTCTGCACCTCCTCGTCGAGCACGTCCGCGAACATGGCCCCGCGAGCGATGTTCCAGGCCCCGTCGAGCCACGCGCGCAGCAGCTCCGCGTCCCCGAGGGACGACGCGCGCAGCGACTGCTCGTAGTCGGTCGGGTTGTGCGGGTTGACGGTGAAGTTCGCAGGCACCCAGACCCAGATCAGGCCGTCCTCGAGCTTCCCCGGGTATCCTGGGATCATCCTGTCGATGAACCTCTCCTTGATGGTCTGGTGGCCGCGCCCTCCTGGGTTCGCGAGCAGCATGAACCGACAAGGGATTCCCTTGCCCCGCAGGTTCGCTCGCAGCTGGTCGACGAACCGCATCTGCTGCGGAGAGAAGTTGCCGTACTCGTCGGCGATCACCAGCGTGAACGAGCGGCCCTGCAGCTTCGCCATGTCATCAGTGTCGTTCAGCGGAGAGAACTCGATGGTCGACCCGTTCGGGAGCACGAAGATGTGGTCCTGCCGGTTGACCCTCAACTTGTCTCCGTACTGCGCCGCGAGTGCGAGGTGCAGCGTGTCCTCGACCTCGCGCAGCGAGCGGAGCATCTGGCGGATGAAGAGCACGTGGGCGCCCTCGTGGGCCTCCGCGTGGTGCATGGCGACGAACAGGGCTCCGGTCGTGCGGCCGGCGCCGCGCCCGCCGAACACCGCGAGGTTCCAGTCCTCGTCGTAGTCCAGTACCTGAGACTGCCACTCTGTCGGGCGCTCAATAACCACGGTAGTATATCCCCTTCTCCTTCGCCCTGTCCCTGCGCTTCTTAACGTAGTCGCGACGCTTGACGCGCCACCTCTTGTCGCTGAGGTCGATCAGCTCGTCGCTCGTCACGTCTCGGATGTAGCGCCCGAGGCTCTTGACGATGTCGGCTGCGTATAGGTCCGGCGCGCTGGTCTTCTCGTCGCGCAGGCGGACGTCGGCCCAGTGCATCAGCCACCTGGCTACCCGCGCCCGCTCGCGCGCGCGCGTGACGCCGATGACCTCCGGTCGCAGCTGGCCCGGCTTGCGCTTCATGTTCGGCCTCTTGGCGGGAGGCACCTCTACGTTAAGATCATCTGCCATCAGGTTAGCCTCCCTATGAGATCACCCACGCGATGAAGCCGATCAAGAGCGCGAACGCGATCAGGGTGAGTACGACCTCCACCAGAACTCTCCTCCCAGCCACATAGCCAAGCACGAGCAGCGCGAGCAGCGAGATAACAGCTCCCACCTCAGATCCCTCCCTCCTCCTCAAGCTGCTTGCGGATCGACTTGGGAAGGTCGGCGAGGTAGATGATCCCGTCAGGCCTGCTCCACGCCGCAAGCAGCATGCCGGTGAAGAACTCCGAGAGGAACCCGCCGCGCAGGAAGGAGAGTGGGACGCGGCAGACGGAGGTCGAGGAGCCAAGGTCCTTTGGACTGCGCACGGTGAACTCGATGCCAGCGACCTCTGGGTCCTCGTCCGCGACGTAGGTGACGTTCACGTACTTCGGGAGGTCGGCGCCTGGGGCGGTCCACGCCGCGATCAGCTTGCGACTGGTCACGGCTTCTTCTCCTCTGGCTTGGCGAGCATCTTGACCTGCTCGGTGATGTCCCTGAGCGCGACCGGCTGCGGCTTCTCCTTGCGGAAGTCGAGCGGACCCTGGATGCCGAGCCGACGGAACATCTCCTCCTTCGTCGACG